CATTATGGAAGAGTATATCAAAGAGGAGTCCGAAACTCCCGACGATGATTTTCAGTTGGGAGACTTAAAGTCAATGATTGGGAACATTCTTTCCGAAGCAGTGGATGCCTATCCTGGCGATGCCCAAGCTGAGTACCAATCTGATGTGGCCGGTGATTCAGTACGTCGAGAAGAAATTGCTGGCCAGATAGATGAGCTATCTCGCGCTTTGGCTGGCATAGAAATCAATTTGGCTGATGTTGTTGGGCCCGAGAGCAAGGAGATGCGCTGGAGATACGGAGAAAACCTTATAGGATTATTTCAAGAGGGCAGCCGTCATGGAGATTATATTATCGACGTGGCAAATGACATCATGGAAAAGATGAAAAAGAGTACCCACGAGCTTCAAGTGCTTGTCGATATATTAAAAAATCCAGAAGATTACGACTAAAATAAAGATGTATGAGTTTCCAATTAGACAAAAAACAAAGAGTCAAAGAGATTTTAAAGTGCGGCAAAGATCCGTCTTACTTTCTTAACACATACGCCCGTATATCACACCCGATGCACGGGCTGATTTTATTTGATACATACGACTTCCAAGATGGTTTGCTCAAAGAGTTTAACGACTATAGATTCAACGTTATATTAAAAGCGCGACAGCTTGGAATTTCAACGATTACAGCGGGCTACGTTGTTTGGATGATGTTATTCCACAGAGATAAAGCCATTCTTGTCATGGCAACCAAGTTCGCGACAGCCGGCAACCTTGTTAAGAAAGTGAAGAGCATCATGCGCAACTTGCCAGACTGGCTAAAAATAGCCACGATTGATGTTGACAACAGGACATCTTTTGAGCTTTCCAATGGTTCATCGATTAAAGCCGCCTCTACCTCCGGTGACGCCGGCCGTTCAGAAGCGTTGTCTCTTTTGGTTCTTGACGAGGCCGCTCACATCGAAAATCTTGAGGAACTGTGGACCGGCCTATATCCCACACTATCGACCGGCGGCCGCTGCATTGCGCTTTCAACCCCCAATGGCGTGGGCAATTGGTTTCATAAGGTGTGCGCCGATGCAGAAGGTGGCACAAACAATTTTCATCTGACGACGCTTCGCTGGGATGTTCATCCAGATAGGGACGAAGCCTGGTATAAGAAAGAAACTAAAAATATGTCCAAGCGTCAAATTGCGCAAGAACTCGAATGCAATTTCAACACTTCTGGCGAGACTGTGATTGATCCAGAGTGCATGGGATGGCTCTTAACAACAGTGAAGGAGCCCAAACATCGAACAGGATTTGATCGTAATTTTTGGATTTGGGAAGAATTTGATCCCACATGTAATTATTTAATGGTTGCTGATGTGGCCAGGGGTGACGGCGCCGATTATTCAACTTTCCATATTATAAAATTAGAAACACTTGAGATAGTTGGCGAATATCAAGGAAAGCCGACATTGGACATGTTTGCTGGAATGCTTAACCAGATTGGGAGAGAGTATGGCAACTGCATGCTGGTGGTGGAGAACAACAATATTGGATATTCAGTTTTAGATAAATTGATTGATTATGGGTACCCCAACTTATATCATTCAATTAAGTCAACACACGAATATATCGAGCAACATCAGGCAGAAGTACGTACCAGCGCCATCCCCGGATTTACAACATCGATGAAGACAAGGCCCTTAATAGTGGCCAAATTAGAAGAGTTTATCAGAAATAAACTAATTACAGTATATTCGTCTCGAATAGTAAATGAGATGAAAACATTTATTTGGAAGAATGGAAAACCCCAAGCGATGAAAGGATACAATGATGATTTAATTATGGCGCTAGCAATTGCATGCTGGGTCAGAGACACAGCGCTTCAAGCCAACGCCCGCGATTTAAATTATCAAAAAGCTTTCGCCAACGCAATAATTAAATCTAAAACAACCATTAATACGCAAATTAAAGGTCAACATGGCTACAAAAAAGATAATATTTTTGATAAGATAAGTGAAGCAAAAAACTTATATGATCAATATAAGTGGATTATAAAGTGAGATAATACATGGCAGCACCCAGCAAGAACCCCGCAAACCAAGAATCTAAATTATTCAAGGCATTAACGAGATTATTCTCAGGTCCGATTGTCAACTATCGTTCCCAGACAGGGCGCCGGATTAGAAGACAACATTTAGATAAATTCGCCTCACGGTTCAAGACTGCGTCAGGGCAGCAATTTAAAAAGACCCTATACAACCCCCTCGATTCAATTGCGACAAACGCGATTGCAAATCAAAGAAGAACAGAGCGCTATGTTGATTTTGATCAAATGGAATATACGCCAGAGATTGCTTCAACAATGGATATTTACGCAGATGAAATGACAACATACTCTGATTTACGTCCAATGTTGAATGTCAAATGTCCGAACGAAGAAATCACAGCCGTCCTCGAAATCCTTTATAGCAACATTCTAAATGTTCAGTATAATCTTTTTGGCTGGGCGCGCACTATGTGCAAGTATGGAGATTTCTTTTTATATTTAGATGTCGATGAGAAGTATGGAGTTAAATCTGTCATTGCTTTACCAAACCCGGAGATTGAAAGATTAGAAGGAGAAGATTCCACCAACCCCAACTATGTTCAATATCAGTGGAATTCAGCCGGTATGACTTTCGAAAACTGGCAGATTGCACACTTCCGTATTCTCGGTAATGATAAGTATGCTCCATATGGTACTTCTATTTGTGAGCCTGCTCGTCGTATATGGAGACAATTGGTGCTAATGGAAGACGCCATGATGGCTTATCGTGTTGTGCGCTCCTCAGAAAGAAGAGTGTTTAAGATTGATGTTGGCGCAATTCCGCCTCAAGAGGTTGAGCAATACATGGAAAAAATTGTAAGTCAACTCAAGAGACACTCCGTCGTTAATCCAGACTCCGGCCGCGTGGACCTTCGGTATAACCCGATGAGCATTGAAGAAGATTATTTCATTCCCGTGCGCGCAGGTTCAGCCACCACAATCGAATCTCTCGCCGGGGCCCAGAACATCACACAAATTGATGATATTAAGTATCTTCGAGATAAGTTGTTCTCTGCGCTAAAGGTTCCACAATCATATCTTACCATGGGAGAAGGCGCTGAAGAAGATAAGACAACATTAGCGCAAAAAGACATCCGATTCGCCAGGACCATTCAGCGGCTGCAGCGAGTTATAATATCAGAGTTAGAAAAAATAGGTATTATTCATCTTTACACTCTTGGCTTTAGGGGCGATGATTTACTAGCCTTTAGTCTGTCCCTCAACAATCCTTCCAAGATCGCCGAACTTCAAGAGTTAGAGCACTGGAAGCAAAAGTTTGATATTGCAGGCTCCGCCACTGAAGGATATTTTTCGCGCCGCTGGGTATCGGAACATGTTTTTGGAATGTCTTCGGAGGACTTTATTCGGAACCAAAGGGAGATGTATTATGATCGCAAACAAGATGCATCCTTGCAACAAGTGGCAGAAGGAATGGCCCTGGCAGAAACGGCCGGGGCTCTTGGAGGTGGAATGGGTGCACCCGAAGGCGGAATGGGTCTCGGCGGCCCAGAAGAAATGCCGGCCGGCGCAATCCCTCCCGGCCCCGAAGGCGAAATCCCCCCGGCTGGCGAAGCCCCCGCCGGTGAGGAGTCTGCGCTCTTGGCTGTTCCCCCAGGCTCACGAAACGCACCAAGAACATACGGCAGACACGAGAAGTACTTCCCAGTGGATTCAGATGGCCGCAAGACCAGGGGCCCGATTTCTCGCCATATGGCATCACAGTACTCGAAAGAAAAGAGCAGTCCCGGAAACAGAAATGTTTTTCCAGGTTACGGAGGTTTAAAAACTCTCTCGTACGGGATTCCTGAGCAGCAAGAACCTATTTATACTTTAGAAGAACAGATCGAAGAAGAAAAGATATTTTCAATAAACGAATCAGTCCGCAATTTAATTGTTGAGTTAGAAGCAAAAGAGAAGGAAAAAACCAAAGATGACGATGAAAGTAAAGCACAATAAAAAACGCAATACTGCCTTTGTTTATGAAGCATTAATTAGAGAGGCAACAGTATCAGTCTTAAAAAAAGATCACGCTAGAAAAAATACAATAATCAGAATTATAAAGAAGCATTTTAAACCATCATCGACCCTTAAGAGAGACTTGGATTGTTATCGCTCGCTATATGAAAATCAAAATTTAAATCGGTTCCTTTGTGAGAAAATAATTAAAGAATCAAAAATACAAAGAAAGTTCATAGATTCTGAGAAGCTATTTGATCAGCAAACAAAGTTAATTAATGATATAAACAAAGAACTATCTACATCTATATTTAATAATTTTGTGCCAAACTATAAATCATTGGCAACGATAGCTCAAATATTTGCTGATAACACAACCCCAAAAAATAGAATCATATTAGAAAATCAAATTGCGGAAAGCATGCTTCGAGCAGCATCCGAAAAACAAGAAGATTATAAAATAGATAACGTGGTTTATAAATCATTTGTTGGCAAGTTTAATAATAAATACGAGGACAGCTTATTGGAAGAACAAAAAGAACTTTTAAATTATTATGTTTCTTCTTTCTCGGATAACGCACTTGAGCTAAAGACATTTTTAAATGAAGAAGTGGCGCGCCTGAAGGAAAAACTTGCAAAAGCCCTCACGAAAGAAGAAATTTTAAAAGACAAGAGCATGATTGAAAAAACGAATAAAGTGATCAAAAACCTGGACACACTCACAGAAAGTATTATCGATGAAAAGCGACTTCTCGCAATATTAAGAACACAGAAACTTGTAAAGGAAATTTACGCTGATGGCCATAGCGATTAAAATTGGCTCTGCAGCCGCCGAATCAAGGGTTGTTTTAGAACTTGATATTCGCAAGAGTATCGCCGGCGATCTTATGATATTTGATCATGGAGATATTGATATTGTTCTGTCTCCTTCAAAAAATAAAATTACTGTTTTCCCAAAAAATACGATGAATGACTTAGTATACGGCGCACAAAATAGACTATTCGCCCACTTACACAAGAAGGGAGTCGTAATCCCAGAATCAGTTCAAGCCGGCTCTTTTTATGGATCTTTGGAGGGTATGCTGGAAACCTCAGCAGAAGACCCTACGATAGCTCCCAAGCTGGCGCTAATTAATATTTCAAAATTTATTGACGAAGAGCGCCCATATTTCGAAGCAATAGAAGCGATTGTAGCAATGGACGATGAACAATTAACACATCCCGAGAAAGAAGATTCAACTGAATTGGGAGAGGTGCCGCAAGCATCTGAAAAAGGCTCAATCCGCCCCGGGTACATCCGCGATCCTTATTCGTTAAGTTATCTGTATACAATTTAGAGGTATTGATGGAGTTATTATATTTTGTTTTGGTGGCCTACGGGCTTACCCAAGGCGTCGTTTATGGCAAACTTTTTGACAGAATAAGACCAACAGAAGGAAAACTTGGAGAGCTTTTTAGATGCCCAATGTGCATAGGTTTTCATGCAGGTTGGTTTTTGATGTTGCTTTCTCCTTTCACTGAACTATTTAATTTTGATATAACCGTCGTAAACTTTTTTTTGTTGGGATGGTTATCATCTGGAACATCATATGTTCTTAACATGATATTTGGAGATGAAGGAATAAAATATGAATACAAACATATGGACAAAGAAGTGGATGCTGCAACCGGTCCGACATTGTTGTAAAGGGAGTTAGCTGTGAGCAAAGTTTTATTAAGAGAGTATTATGAGCTTTGCGATGGTGGAGTTTGTCAAGATCTTTTAACCGAAGATGAAAAGCACTACGTAGCGAACGGCGGCATGATTTTGACTGGCAAGCTGCAAGAGGGCGGAGTCCTTAATGGGAATAACCGCATGTATCCGCCAGAAATTTTAATGAGAGAAGTGAAAACATATCAGAAAATGGTGAAAGAACGGCGCGCCCTCGGGGAATTAGACCACCCCGACGACTCAGTAATTAATTTAAAAAATTGTTCGCACATGGTAACATCTATATGGATGGAGAACCACACAGTTATGGGAAAGGTTCAGGTCCTCAATACCCCCTCTGGAAAGATCCTCAGAGAATTAGTTAATGACGGCGTTAAATTGGGAATTTCGTCACGTGGAATGGGGTCAGTAAGTGAGAACAACGGACGAACAATTGTAGAAGAGGATTTTCAATTGATTTGTTTTGATTTTGTTTCAGAGCCGTCCACCCCGGGCGCCTTTATGATGAAGGAAGCAAAAAATCTAGCTGAACCAAACATATTTACAAAAGCAGATAAAATTAATCGACTATTGAATGAGGTGTTAGATGAAGAAATCTGATTTAAAGACTCTTATTAAGCCGATAGTTAAAGAATGCATTTATGAAACCCTCTTGGAAGAGGGTCTCTTATCTAATATTGTAACTGAAGTGGCAACCGGCTTAAATGCGAGCACAATAGTAGAACAAAACCAGAAAACTCGCGCCCCCCACAAGGAAAACCGCAGACAAAAGAAAACTGATCATACAAAAAAGTTAATGGAGGCTATCGGGAAAGACGCATATAATGGTGTAAATTTGTTTGAAGGCACATCGCCTATGAATCAATACGAATCGCAAAATGAACCGGAAGGATCAGTTGATTTGGGGGCCCCCGCCGATCCTGGCGTGGACATTCGCTCATTGGTGGGAAATGCATCAAAGATCTGGCAATCAATGAAATAAATTCAATGAAAAAGAAACACAACATAAAGGTAACAGCCAGAGATTCTAGAAACAACATTGAAAAAATGATTCGTAGATTTCTTAAGAAGACCAAGAAAGAGCGGCTAATTGAAGAGATCAAAGAAAGAAGATATTATAAAAAACCCTCTGTTAAGAAAAAGGAAAAGCGCGCCAAAGCTATCAAATTTCGCTTCAAAGAACAACAAAAGAAGTTAAGAGCGCAAGAAAGGCGCAATAGAAAAAAGAGATGACTATTTATAATGAATATACTTAAATTAGGAGAATTTAATGGCACAGCCAGATTTTAAATACCACACTTGGGGTCGCACGCGCGGCCCAAAAAGTTTAGTTAACACAAATGGCATCGAAGTTGGCGTTGTTCTGGTAGGTACTTTAACCACAGTTCACGACGGGTATGCAACTGAAAATCAAAGATATATACATCTTTTGGTAGGAAATGGAACAGCAGATGATTCCACCGCTGCTACTCGCACGGTTACGGCATACGGATATAACCACGCATTTAGTAGATGGTTTCCTCTGCTGGACGTGGCCGGGAATGCAGTTGCTTTGACAGCACCCGATAATGACGGAACCGAGGCACTTGCTGGACGCAAAGCCCAGACCTTTGAGATTTTTGGTCTAGACCGAGTTGCTTTTGTGGGGGTCACTGCTGACACCAAGTGCTGGGCAGCCTGTAGCACGTTTTAAGGAGAGCGAGAATGAGACTTAATAAAAATTCAATTACGTGCACCATCTTATATTCAAGATCTCCAGGCTTTGCTGGAGTTGGATAGCCCATGGCCACTTTTAGTTGGGCATATGTAGATTGTGAGAATAACGCGGGATCCGGCTCGGCGGGCCCCCCGCACTCCCTTCAGTTTGTTACTGAATCGGGCGGCGCCACCACAGGCTCAGCCTATCTAACATATTATACAGGCTCTGGTGTTGCTGGACGTAGCGCGCACACACTATATTTAACCGGCACCCTCATTGTGACGGGTGCGATATCAGCCAGCAGTTATCATATTGAGAACATCACACAGATTGGTGCCACAGGGTCAACTTATTTTGGCGATGATCAAACAGACACCCACGCTAGAACCGGTAGCTTCCAACTATATTCAGATAGTGCACAAGTATTTAAAATTGATTCGCCAAGCGGGAACTTATCTGGATCAGGTACCCTCACCATTGTAGGAGCAACCACACTTGGAAGCACCTTGGCAGTATCTGGGACGGCAACCTTGGCCGCAAATCTTAACGTTATTCAAAGTAGTAATAATAGTATTATGAGTTCTTCAAATCACAATGGT